GAAAATGGTACCGAAATAGCTAAAGAAATACGAAATGTTAGAAACATGATACAAATTCCTAGTAAGACGCATATTATATCGATATCTGGTTCTGAAGTGTTGGAACCAGATGCTTATGATGCCGTCATACTTAAACCTGTACAAATTAGAGATATCGTTGTTTACTTTAGAAATTTAAATCTTTAACTTAATGGGGTATAATTGTGAAGGAAAAAGAAGACAAAAAAGAAAACTTAAGCGAGGTTATCAAAAATGAAATCGCTGAGGCTTTTAAGAACTTTGTAGAGCCTACTCCAACAAAATCAAATAAGACAAACTCGGTAAATGAGCCGACTTGGAAACAACATTTAAATAACTTTCAAAATTTCATTAAATAATGGCAACACCAACAATTTCACCAAACACTTATGCTGGCAAGGATTTAGAAGGCATAATAGCGCAGTCGGTCTTAAGAGGAAGAACGATTGAGAACGGATTGATTTCAGTACATACTGATATTGATTCAAGAGCGGTAGTTAAAACTATGGCTAACACAATTACTGTACAAGATTCTGTAGCAGCTTTTAATAGCGCAGGATCTTTAACTTTGGGCGAGAAATACTTAGACCCGAAGAAATTTATGGAAGCAGTTGAGTACGATTACCAATCTCTTAATGGTACTTGGTATGCAAGTCAGCAGCCGAGAGGACGTGGTGGCGATTTCGTTCCACCTGCAACTATCGAAGAGGCTTTGATTGAGCAACAAGCACTTATCCGTTCAAAGTTTATCGACGCTTCTATTTGGAGAGGTAGTGTAGCTGCTGGTCAATTATCTAAAATCACAGTATCTGCTTCTTCTAACGTAGTGACTGGTCTTATTCCTTTGATGGAAGCTGGTTCAGATGTAAGCAAATTGGATTCTGATAAAGTTGCAATGAGTGATTTTAGTGTAGCAAGTTCTGCGGTTATCACAGTAGCATCTACTGCTAACTTACAAACTGGCGATGTAGTTACTCTTTCATCTTGTGTAGGGTTTAGTGGAACTGAATTTAGTGATTTAGATGGAACATCTTACCCTATCACAGTATTGAGTGGTACTACTTTCTCTATTCCTTTTGATTCAAGCGGATTTACAAGTACTTTTACAAGTGCTAACATCAACTATATTAACGCATCTAACGCTTTAGCAGTATTGACAAGCGTATACAACGGATTGAGCGAATCAGTAGAAGATGACCCAGATTTCTACATCTTTGGTAACAAAGGTTTGGGTAAAGCTTACTCTTTGGCTCAAGCAGCAGCAGCAAACGGAGCAGGGTCTTACTACATTGGCGCAAAAGAGTTGGATTTCTTAGGTAACAGATTGGCTATTTTGCCTTTCGTATCTGCTAACACAATCGTAGCAGCTAACGTATCTAACCTACACTTTGGAACTGCTTTGGATGCAGAGTGGAATAACGTATCAATTTTGCCACAGTACGAAGTGACTGGAGACAGAACAGTTCGTTACAGATGTGACTATGCTTTTGATGTTAACTACACCAACGGCGAGGACATCGTTTTATTCCGATAGTATTAAATTTATAAAGGGGGTGTTTATTCATCCCCTTTTAACAACAAAAAAAATAATTATAAAATGGCAGCAAATTTAAGTTTAGCAGCAGTAGCAGGTTCAAACTGCCCAAGAACGGCAGGAGTCAAAGAACTCTACACCATTCCAGTTGCAGATATTTCAAGCATTACATTAGGAAGTGATCACGACATTACAGACATCGTGTTTGCAAACGCAGGTACTGGTTTTGGTAAAATCAATTTCAAGCGTGGAGAATGTGAAGTAACTGAAGCAATGGAAAGAAGTAACCAAGTAGAGGTTAACTTTGCAGTAGCTAATCCAACAAGCACTCAACGTAAAGAATTACAAGCAATCAAAGATTCTTGTGAGCAGTATATGGTTGCTCGTTTGTACGATGGTGACAGACTTTTGTTTATCGGTTACGATGAAGAGTTCGCAGATGAGGCATTCGCAGCGTTTATGTCAGCTGAATCTACAAGTGGTAGAGCAAAAGCAGACGATAACCTATTCTCATTCACTATGATGGCAGAGCAGGGAGAATTCTTGCGTGTATTGAGTGGTATTAGCGGAGCAACTGTTCCAGCTACAACTGTTCCAGCAATCGTAGCAGAATTAGTAGCAGCAACATCTGTTTAATATGTGGGTTTACAAGAAGAAGTATAAAGGGCAAAAAATTGGGGTCAAGGGTTTTGGTATCCTTGACACCAACACCCTTTCAGCGGAGTTAATATACAAGTATAGCTTGTTACCACAATTTACCAAACTGATAAGATTTATCGAACGTGCA